GCATATTACGATATTATAGATTATATTAATATTTCAACACCATCTAATGCACAAGATTTCGGTAATTTAGTTCTAGCTAGAGAAGGTTGTGCTGGTACCTCTGATGGAGTAAGAGGTTTAGTAATGGGTGGATCTCAAGGTACTTTTACCGTCAAAAATGAGATAGATTATATCACTATTGCAACCCCAGCTAATGCAGCAGATTTCGGTAACTTGACAGCAGCTAGAGATATGGGCGGTTCCGCGGTTTCTAACGGATCAAGAGCAGCATGTGGGGGTGGTGATACAGGAAGCTTTACAAAAACAGATGCGGTAGATTATGTTACTATTGAAACACCAGCCGATGCTTCTGATTGGGGTAATTTAACTGTGGCTAGATATTATATTGGTGGATGTTCCGGAGATTAATTCTTTACAAAAGGATCAAACTTTTCAAAATCAACTTCAGTAGGTGGATTATTAATTTCGTTTATTAACTCTTCAATTTTATCAATCAAATCAGGTCTTTCTTTCTTTAATCTTACTAAGAAATTAATTGAACCTGATTCTAATTGAGCAGGATTAACAGAAATTCTTTTACTTAATCTTCTTTTGTCTGATAATTCAAGGTGTTCGGGATTTACACAAGAAGGATTAAAACATGTTTGAGTGACAACTTCATGATCTGCAACATTACCATTATACATTATAAAAGAATATCTACTAGCGGGTATAGTTTTCCCCATAACAGAAAACATACCATGACCTGTTTTATTTTTTGAAGCAAGCCAGATGTGACACTTAGTATGTGTTTCTGATAGATCAACCTTTTTAAGAAATCGGTCTTTTATTTTTTTGGTATTAAATAATGTGAGCTTATCCATCTAAATCCTTGAATTATTTATGAGAACTCTTAATATTTATGGTTTTAGAGAACTACAAAATAATAAATAACAGTACAATGGTAAAAATACCCTTAAGAAACCAATCTTTCAATTTAATATAGGAGAGATAAGATGCCTTTTACAATTAGTCCGGGCGTTGTAACCAAAGAAATAGATTTAACGACTGTCGTTCCTGAAATTTCTATGACAGAGGGAGCAATCGCCGGTCCTTTTAGGTGGGGACCTTCATATTGGGCAACAACAGTATCAAATGAATCAGAATTGTCGGGTACGTTTGGTAAACCAGACGCTGCTACGTATAAAACATTTTTTACTGCAGCAAGTTATCTCGCATATTCGGGAAATCTTAAAGTAGTCCGTACACCTAATACCTCAGATGCAAAAAATGCTACAATGGATGCAGCAAATACTGTTTACATTGCAAATGACGAAGCTTATGAAAATACTTATGATCCAGATATGGGTGGAACACAGTCTGATGACTTTGGTCCGTTTGTAGCAAAATATGTTGGTGATCTTGGAAATAGTTTAAGAGTTTCCATGTGTGCCGCAACTAAAGCAAACACAAATAGTGATGGAACACTTAATAGTAATACAGATACCGCTCTAACAGGAACAGCCGCATGGACAGAATCAAGTGGTGCACTTGCCGGTTCAGGTACAGCATTTACTACAGAGTTAAGTGTGGGAGATACTATTACACTAGGTACTAAAGTATTAGTAATAGCAACAATTACAAATGCAACAACAGTAGTTGCACGTAGTGCTCACGGATCGGATCTTGGTTCAGGATCAATGGTTCGACATAAGAGATCAGGATTCCAAGAACCTGTTGGTCAAATGGTTGGAACTTGTGCAGCAAGTGCAAATGGTGTTACTGTTACAGGAACAAGTACATTTTTTGATCTTCAAGTAACTGTAGGTGATTTAATTAAACTTGTAGGTACTGAAGAAGAACGAAAAGTTTCTTCAATTACAAGTAATACAGTATTAACAGTTTCAGAACCTTTTGTTTCAGCCGCTTCGGCTAACACTTGGTCACGAAGATGGGAATATGCAGATTCATTTGATGGTGAACCAGTTACTTCAGCACATTGTGCAAGAAATAGTGGAGCTCAAGATGAAATTCATGTTGTCGTTGTAGACGAAGATGGAGAATTTGCGGGAGCAAATAATACTGTACTAGAAACTTATTCTGGATCAGTTGCCGGTGGAGCTAAAGGTGAAGATGGTCAAAGTATTTACTACAAAGACCTTGTTAATAGAGGATCAAAGTATATTCGATGGATGGATCATCATGCAGATGGTGATGTAGATGCCGCTCTTTCAACAACCGCATGGGGTGGAGCAGCAAGTGGAACATTCAATGGTAAAGGAATTATCGTATCTGGAAGTATGACAGGTGGTGCCGCAGGTTCAGCCTCGACAGCCGGTAATATTCAAACAGGTTTAGATAAATTCAAAAATACTGAAGAAATTGATGTAACACTTCTAATGACTGCTGATGCAGACGCTGCTACTCAGATACACGCAATTAATAACATTGCAGAATATCGTAAAGATTGTGTAGCTTTTATTTCACCACTTCAAGCACATGTTGTAAATAACGCAGGAAGTGAAACTACAGATGTAGTGGGTCATAGAAATTCTATGCCCAGTTCTTCTTATGCTGTTTTGGATTCTGGGTGGAAGTATATGTACGATAAGTACAATGATGTCTATCGATATATTCCATTAAATGGTGATATCGCAGGATGTTGTGCATTTACTGATGAATCAAGAGATCCTTTCTGGTCACCGGCTGGATTAGATCGTGGTAATATCAGAAATTGCATTAAACTTCCTTATAATCCAAATAAAACACAAAGGGATGAACTTTATAAGAATGGAGTTAATCCTGTTACAGCAATGCCAGGAAGTGGAATACTTCTTTTTGGAGATAAAACTCTATTAGCAAAACCTTCTGCGTTTGATCGTATCAACGTAAGACGATTGTTTATTCTTTTAGAAAAATCAATTGCTAGTATGGCCAAATCTTTCTTGTTTGAATTCAACGATGCATTCTCACGAAGTAGATTCGTGGCAACAGTTGAGCCATTCTTGAGAGATGTTCAAGGTAGAGGTGGAATTCAAGACTTTGCAGTTATCTGTGATGACAGTAATAATACTGGAGATGTGGTAGATCGAAACGAATTTCGTGGAGATATTTACGTGAAACCATCACGTTCCATTAACTTCATACAATTACAATTTGTTGCAGTTAGAACCGGAGTTGAATTCGAAGAAATTATCGGTGCAAGATAATCGATAATAAAGTCATATAAATAATAATATACAGATGGGGGAAGACGATGATTCCTGAAGAGGGTACTTATAAAAAAGACTTCCCCATCATCTCAATCTAATCATCGGATATGGAGAAAACATGCCAGATTTTAGTATTGACACATTTACCTCTAACCTAACTAAAGGTGGAGCATTAGCAAGTTTATTTGAATGTGAACTTAGTGGAAGTAAAGGAAATGTAGCTACTACAGGAATAGGCTCTTTTAAATTTTTATGTAAAGGAGTAAATTTCCCAGCTTCAACTATAGAAGCCGCTACTGTTACCTATATGGGAAGATCAATAAATATTCCCGGTAATAGAGCTGCCCAGCAATTAACAACTTCTATCTATAATGATGAAAATATGGAAATTAGAAATCATATAGAAAGTTGGATGGAGAGAATCAATTCTCACAAATCAAATGTGAGAGAAGCTGGTTTTGCCGCTATTAACAGTTATACTGGATCGATGAAAGTTAAACAAGTCGCCAAAGATGGTGGATCTTACACTAAATCTTATGAATTTATTGATGTATGGCCATCAACTACTGGAGAAATAACTTTATCGTGGGATACTAATGATATCCAAACCTATGATGTAACATGGGAGTATAGCTATTGGAAATCAAGTCAAAGTGGCGCTGGATTTAATTAATATATATTTAAGTATGAAAAAAACGTTTTACATGGGAGTGGTAATCCGCTCCCATTTTACCTATTAGGAAAGATGTATGGCAGTTGAATTATTCGGTTTTTCTATAGGAAGAGTTGACAAAGATCAAAAGAGTAAAAAATCTTTTGCACTTCCTGAACCAGAAGATGGTGCACTTGAGGTTGGTCCTTCAGGCGGAGCATACGGAACGTATGTAGATCTTGAGGGTTATGCCAAAAATGAATTAGAATTAATTAGAAAATATCGGGAAATGGCAACATATCCTGAGTGTGACCAAGCAATTGATGATGTTATTAATGAGGCCATTGTTACGAATAGGGAAGAATCTCCTGTCAGTATCAGCCTAGAGAAATCAAATTTATCAGATACAATTAAAGAAGCAATAAAAGACGAATTTGCGGAACTAATACGTTTGCTAGATTTTCGAAGAGTGGGGTACGAACTATTTCGTAAATGGTATGTTGATGGTAGATTATATTTTCATGTTATTATTGATGAGAAAAATCCCAAACGTGGTATATTAGAACTACGCCCAATAGATCCCCTAAAAATTAAAAAAGTTCGTCAACCAAAAGTGGTTCAAGGACCCAATGGTGCAGAACTTGATACTTCTGGTTTTCAAGAATATTTTATGTTCAATGAAAGGGGAATTTCACAAACTGCAGGTGGTACTACAGTTCAAATTGCAGGAGATTCCATTTCATATTGTCATTCAGGTGTATTAGATCCAGATAGAAAATTAGTTTTAAGTAATCTACACAAAGCAATCAAACCACTCAATCAGTTACGAATGATCGAAGATGCAGTTGTCATCTATCGTATTTCACGTGCTCCAGAACGTAGAATATTCTACATTGATGTTGGTAACTTACCTAAGATCAAAGCAGAACAGTATCTACGTGACATTATGAACAAATACAAGAACAAACTTGTATATGATTCTAATTCTGGCGAAATCAAGGATGAACGTAAGCACATGAGTATGTTAGAGGATTACTGGCTTCCACGAAGAGAAGGTGGTAGAGGTACAGAAATTTCAACTTTGCCAGGAGGGGAGAATCTTGGTGAGTTAGCTGATGTTGAATACTTCAAAACAAAATTATACAAAGCACTTAATGTTCCCCCTTCTAGACTAGAACAAGATTCTGGTTTCATACTTGGTAGAGCAGAAGAAATCTCAAGAGATGAAGTAAAATTTACACGTTTTATCGAGAGATTACGAGCAAGATTTAATCATTTATTCAATGATCTCATAGAGAAACAACTATTACTTAAAGGAATTGTTTCATCTCAAGATTGGAAACTAGTAAAAGATCAACTTATTTATGAATGGCAAACTGATTCACATTTCGCGGAATTACAAAATGCTCAAATGATGAGAGAACGTTTGGGAATGTTAGTAAATGATATGGGATATAGAGATGAAGTTGTTGGTAAATATTTCTCACAAGAGTATGTTAATAAACATGTTCTTAAGTTGACTCAAGAGGAAATAGATGATATGAAAGAACAAATTGCCAAAGAAAAAGAAGAAGCTGGTGGTGAAGGTGAAGCTGAAGATCAACAATGGGAATTTGATCCTGCAGCAAATAAGCCAGATTTAAAGATTATATCTGGATAAAATTTATAAATAGTATAAATATAATAGAACAATAGAGGAAATTTTATGTCTAATGAAACTACAGTTGGTGATATTATAGGATTATCCGTTAAAGGTGATGCAGCAGGAGTAAAATCGGCAATAGGTGATGTACTTCAGCAAAAAGTGATGGTATCGTTAGAAGGTAAAAAACAGGATATCGCAAAAACTTTTTTAAACAAAACGCAGACAGACTCGAAAGAGCCGGAAAGTGTACCAAGCGAGGAGAAAATAGAAGATGGCAGCAGAGACGCAAGTACTACGTGATGACGAAAAAAAATACGTAGCAAAGTTTTTTTCAGATGCATCAGAATCGGATGTTAAGAAGGTAGATTTATCGACACTTTCTTGGGCAAAACACACAATGACCTTATCAGGTGCAGCAAGCCCAAACTTTAAGATTGGTGAAGTAATAACAACAGGCGGTGCAGAAACATTTCTTGTTACTGGTTTTACAGCCGGAGCATCTACAGTAGAAGTTGTAGGATGGGATAATACAAACAAAAAAGCAACTTCAATCGATACAGGTATGTCTAATGGTGATGCAATTGTAGGTGGAGTATCTGGAGCCAATACTAGAACAGTAGCAAATAGTGGTAATTTTACAGGCTTAGAGTGGAATGTATTAGTTACTAAAATAATGTGGATTACGAATGGTTTACAAGTTGCTATTGAAT